TAGCAAACAAAATATAAACTTCATGACGCTAGGAGCCTTAGGTTCCGTCGTTCCCCCCGAACGTCTGGCGTCTTCGACGAACATCATAGCCGGACTTATCTTGAAATCGCTCAAATATGTCCTGCCAGCGGTGGCAGTTAATTTGCTACTGTTTCAGTATCGACGAATCATGGCGTATATGGAAATTGGTCCATATGCCGTGGTGAAGGAAGTGTCACGTCTCTGTAGGATGCTACAACGCATGCTTACAGATATGACAAAAGACGACAAGAGAATGGATTGGTACCCGTTGTCATTTATTGACGACCCCGTGCCTGTTCGTTCTAGTGATAATGGACATCCCAGATCAGGAGCGGTTAGGGATGAAGCGAGACGTATCATTAGGAAATCAGTTAATGACCAAGGACGCCCGATTTATGAGATATCACCATCAGAACATGCAGATTATGATGACTCATCGCATCAACATTACGCGGTGGGTGACTTACATCATGGTATAGAGCCATTGCGGCCCCCTAAGCACTCTGTCATAGTGGGAATTGATATCGACTACTACATTGAGGATATGTCAAGCGTGTTGGGGTACTGCAATCCAGCAGTATTTCATACGTTTAATCCCATTGAAGTGGCCGGTTCGGATGCAGATTCACCTTTCACTATAAAGAATAATGAGGTGCATTATAGAGTTGGCAATGGTGGGAGATGGAGACATAAGGTCTGGGACTGGTGTTCATTTGGAGAGTACATCAAGATTGAAGCAAGGGATACGTGGTGGCCTCAAGGTCTGTTGGGGTTTCGCAAGCATCATTATTACAAAGTTCAACATAGTCGTCCATGGCCTGATTGTAAACATAGGCTTTTCGTTTGGTTGATACCGCAGTATAGTTGTTGGAGCAGTGTATTGGGTGATGGATTGAGTTCGCGTACGCTATCACATGTCATTTATGACGCGCCAGGGAAGCCTGGTTGGAACTCCGTCGTATCACATATTGATGGTGTTACTTCCATAAATTTTGGAAGGCAAGGTGAAACAGCCAATGTAACATTAGAGAAAGCAAGCTTCGACGTATTGATGGCGATGGGATCACAACAATCTCTCAGTTCCAGGATGATTTCAATGCATCTAACCGATCCAGTGACCTTAAGTTTAACTGGACAATTTTATAAAGGCACTCTTGGAACCGAAGGAGCAGCAAACGAAATAGGACAATCAGCCAGTCACGTTAAAGTCCATTGGCCCGCCGCCATGGAAGCAGATGTCGCCGAGATAAGTTACCGTAGTTATGCCAGCCCAATAATTGAAGATGAGGCAATGGTACCAATGATAAAACGATGGGAGGCGCTATCAAGCGCATTAGACACGCGTGTAACGCTCGTCGGGAACCGTACCGTTCCTGGTGGACGTTACAGGAACTATGCGGATGAGTTTGTCAAGCTGATCGTACCCATTCCTGGTGTTGGTGTACCGTACACTCTAGAGGAAACGCGAGACCTACTGAATAAACCCAGTCAAACACTTGCTGTTAAGCAGATATGGGATACAGCGGATCTCAATGTAAGAAAGCTTATCGAGGCCTTCATCAAGAATGAACCAACAATGAAGGATGGTAGGATAATTTCATCGTTTGCGGATATGAGGTTCCTGTTGAAGTTTTCGGCTTACACACTGAAATTTAGAGACACAATCCTACATGATGCGGAACACTCCCACTGGTTTTTCCCCGGAAGGACCCCGCAGGAAATTAGCGAGAAGGTGGTTGAGTTCGTCAGTAATATTGGGGAACCGATAGAAGGTGATTTCTCCAATTTTGACGGAACGGTGTCGGATTGGTGTCAGCGGAATGTGATGAATGCGGTCTACTTGCGGTATTTTAATGGAAGATATAATAAGGAACTAAAGAAGTATACTGACATGTTAATAAGTTGTCCAGCGAGAGCAAAGCGGTTTGGTTTTAACTACGAAGCGGGTGTTGGTGTCAAAAGTGGGTCTCCTACGACTTGCGACTTGAACACTGTTATGAATGCGTTTATACAATACTGCTCGATTCGAATGACTTTGCCAGACTTAGAACCATCCGATGCATTTAGGTGCATTGGTCCAGCATTTGGTGACGACATGTTAACAGAGAAAAGGTATCAAAAGTGTATGATTAAGGTTGTCAACGCGCTCGGTATGAAAATCAAGATGGAAGCATACAAGCCAGAGTATGGCCTGACGTTCTTAGCCCGAGTTTTTCCTGATCCATACACCACTACGACGACATTCCAAGATCCATTAAGAACATGGAGGAAGCTGCATCTAACGGCTAGGGACCCTAGTGTTCCAATAGCCCATGCAGCAATGGATCGATTAGAAAGTTATCTTACCACTGATAAGTACACGCCAATAACTAGTGATTATTGTCACATGGTCATTCGCAATTACAAGAAGGATGATAATGCTAAGCGGGTGACCCGAGCTGACAAAGATAGAGAAAAATCTTACTGGTTAACGCAGGATGGCGGAGCATGGCCCCAGAAGGAAGAAGATGTGGAACTAATGTGGGATGTAATATCCAATAGAACTGGTATTCAAGTGGAAGTTCTCCGCGAGCTAAAAGACAAACTGAATGCCCCGACCACAACAGTCTGGTTCGGACCACCGATAGATAGAGAGGAAGTAGGGGTTTATACCAACACTATTCTATCGGATGGCACACTATCCGAAATGGACCCTCATAAAATACAAAATGCAAAGAAAAACGTGTATCAAAGATGTGCTCGCATCGACTCCCGGAAGGGTGGCGAGCCAAATCGACGTGACAATCGCGGAATTACGCAGCCAAGTGAAAGCACCGGCAAAGGTCAAGAGAGATCTAGACGCAGCAATAGCGGCACTCGAACTAGCGGCAACAAAGGTGAAGAACATCATAGACAGTCTCCTTGCCAAACCCAGCGTCGTGGAATACCTGGGAGAGGAAGAGGCAGGGTTAAAGGTGGATTACGCGGAGCTGATCAAGAAGCTCCAAGAAATGTTGCTGATGGAGACCGAGCTGGAACTAGCGCGAGCGGAATAAATAGAAGGGGTGGGAAACAATAACTTTCCCTGTTAAGCA